AATTGAATAACCTGATGAGTATGCAAGATTAGCTCCAGTAATCCCATCAAAGCCAACTGGATTTTGATAAGCATCTGAATCTGAACTAGTCCAAATAGGACCTCTAAATCTTACAGTGTCGCTTGTATCTCTTCCATGAGATTTTTCAAATACATTTAAAATTCCTGAACCTGCTGAAATGGTTTCAAAAGGATTAGGTCCTAATATTGTAACAACTGTATTTTCAGTTCTTGCGGGTCTTGCATGTCTTAAACCATGTCCCTCTACACTATAATGTCTCGCTTCATCTTGCGGATGTCGCGCTTCATATTCAGACTTATGAACTAAAGAACCATTCCATTCTTTAAGCATTTCTCGATATGGAAATTCCATACCACTTCGATCTGATATTGCTTTAGCGTATTTTCCTCTTGCAAATGCCATAGTTAACCACTCGGATAATAAGATTCTGGAGTTATATAAGTACTTGTAGAAGATCCATCTTCTGCCAGAGCTCTTTTTAATTCGTCTTCATATAATAATTTTAATTCTTGCACTCTTTGAGGTGCATATTTTTGAGCTAAATAAAATGATAAGCCTGATGCCATACAAGGTATAAATCTATATGGAACATCTGTTGCATCGGTATAAGTTGCATCTGCATCTTCAATTCTTTTTACAAAAAACATATGAACAGCTTTTGATGCATTAGAAGAATCGGGTGTTGGATAAATAGTTACAGTTGTCTTATCAACAAGTCTTTGAACAAAATATCTAGAAGGAGTTCCTTTAGATAATTTATTAGCTAATCCAGAATAAGTTGATCTATCTGTTTTTGTTAGAGCAGAATCAGCTTGATCAGTATCTCCTTTATCGGTTCTAAGTGTAGCCTCTAAAACATCTGCTATTCCATAAGTAGATGTTCCACTTGTTCCACCTGCAGTAACAGAACTTGTTGCATCACCTGATGCTCTATAAAAAGTATATTCAGCTTGACCTTCAATAAGGTCAATATTGGTGTCGCCTACTTCCCAGTAGTGCAAACCTCTATTGCCCCATTCTTGAAACATTACATTTAAAGAACGTCTTGCTGTTTTTAATTGATATCCCGAAACAGATTGTAAGCCAATTCGCTCGTAGGCCTCTTCAATTATTTCGTCTACAGCAAATGTTTTGTCAAAAGTGACTGTACCAGAAGTAGTATTCGCCATGGGCTACCTACTATCCGTAAAATGCCGTTACACTATTGCACTGAGTTTCTGTATAAGTAATATAAGCTCCAGAATCAAAAAGAACACCATCGTCTGCTAGACTAAGATTATCATTAACCCCTAAAGTAGCATTAGAACGAACTGTTATTAAACTTGTTCCTGCTGTTCCACTATTTCTTATGTAAATTGATCCAATAGCACCGCCACCAGACCAAATTAAATTTTTAACTCTTGTACGACCTTCAAAAACAATTCCTGCTACTTCAGAATTAATTCCTGCAGACATATTACCTGCTGGATTTCCAACTGCTGTTATTGACGATATTGTTGCAAAATATCCTGTACTTGTTGCTGTACCAGCATTTGCTCCAGTAACAGTTTCTGATAAAGCATCTCCATTAACATCCGTTCCTACTACTGTAAACGTAATTCCTGAATCGTCTCCTGCACTTAAAAGTGTAATTTGTCTAGCTGTACCAGTATCTGCTGTATAAGCTCCGCCAGAAGTTAATGCTCCACCTAAAGTAAGTGCTGCATTATTTCCAACCGCCGCTGCAGTCGATAAACCATCAGCGTCGAGTGCTGTAGTTGTAATTACTGCAGATGATTTTATATCTGTTGACATAAATTTTCTCCTAACTATTAATTAAGATGGAGCCGAAGCCCCATCAGAATTTATTTTATTACAGATTCATCCAAACTAATGAATACTCTGAATCTGCAGAAACACACATAACTTGTCCGATTGCTTGACTTTCCACCTCTACGTCAGCGTCCAAAGGTTCAACTGCTCCTGCAGTTGTATCTGAACGAACACATGGTGATGTTAGTACAAGAGTACCAGAAGTTAATAATGCAGCTGGTCCATGAGTTTGGAACCAACCATAATAACTAGCAGTCATGTCAATTGTTGTTGCACCCACGCAAGCACCAGTATGTGTAGTCGGAGCTACAACAACTGCTGAGTATGGGTTAGGCATTAAAGTTAATTGAGAACTAGTTGTTAACGCTGTTGCTAAATCATCGTAACAAGTAATAATAACACTTGGATCATCCGAGTGATCGTGAGCTGGGTGAGACTTAACTTTTAAACATTGTCCTTCACCATTCACATCATTAACAAATAGATAACCTTCAGCATATTGATTAGCTGTAAGATCTGTGTCTCCAGCTGTTTCAATAGATATTGCTGTTTCACCAGCTGCAGTTGTTGCAGTAGCAGCACAGTTAGTGTGATTAGCAACTTCTGTTACGTGTTGTACGAGTTTTCCAGCAGTAATCGCTGAACCACCATTAAGTCCATATCTGAATTTTCTGTCATTGTAAATTAATTCACTTCCTAATGGAAATAATTTAGATGAACTTTCAGCGAATGGATCTACAGTTGCTGCAGAACTACTAGCTTTACCGATCATTAAATCAGTAGGTCCGTAACCTGATGCAGCTGTATATTTCCAGTGTGCTCCATTTACGGTTATTGGCTGTCCTGATGAATTAACAGTAAATTTATCTGTGTATGCACCAGTTGCAGCTGTTTGTGCGGAAACTTTAAGACCAGATTCTGCTCTTACTGTTCCCTTAAACGTTGTGTTTGCCATAATATTCCTCCTAGAATATTTTAAATGTAGTCCCTAGGGGATGTCGACTATACGCGTCTACATTTAATTTTTTTTAAAATTTGTATAGTGGCAAATTTATATGTTATTTTTTGATTGAGTGCAAGAGATCCCTGCATAAAAGTACGATTTCAGCGATGTGGCGTTTATCTAAGTTGCCACAGAAACTTGGGGGGCCGAATCACTAATTTTATTTTCTCTATCAGCAATTTTAAACTCTTCAGCTTTGATCTGGGTGATGATACTTTTGATTTTCTCATCAATTTCGACCATATTAAGAGTATATTTTCCGTGTTGATTATACTCATACTGCCACCCTAACTCCAAGGACCTCTTTTGTTTGTATAGGTCTTCGGTCATTACTAACCTCCTCATAGGTTATTCTACGGGGCATGTCTCTAAACATTCCCGTTGATTCCCACTTTATACTCTTTTCTCCTAATTTGTCAAGGATAGATTTTTCAATAGAAATAGCACTATCTTCCGCTAAAACTTCAAATTTAGCGTGATAATCGTAAGCCCATATCTGTACTAGGAATTTTTTCATTTTCTCATCTTTTATTAAAAATGAGGCGGTTTTAAGGCCGCCTCATTAAATTTAGTTATTACGCACCTTCAACACCGAAGATACCTCTATAGTCGGATACTCCAAATGAGTATCTTTCTCTAGCTTTGTATCTAACGTTGCCAGTATCGAAATCACCTTCCATAGCAGTTTTTAAAGCTGCTCTTTGGAACATTTTCATACCGTTAGGGACATCAGTAATAATATACCAACTGTCAGTATCAGTTAAGAAATTGTTCACTCTATATCCTTGAGGAACCATTCCCATTGATGCTACAGCATTGATATCATTATCAGCTGTACCAGTTCTGCCTTGAGATTTCATCAATCTTTCAGCTGCGAACTGATTAGCAGAAGGGATAATCATTTTAATCCCTCTAGCTGCTACTCTTAACCCACGTTCATCAGTCATTCCAGCAATGTCGATTAGACCTTGCTCTAATGATGTTTCGTTTAAGTCCGCTTGCGTAGTTAAAGTATTTTTAACTGCTGTTCCACTAATTGTTGTGTGATTAGTTGAAAACAGAGAAACGCCGTCACCCGCATTGAACGTAGCTATCGAAGATAGACCATTGTTCAAAGGTGTTACAGCTTTTACTTGTTTTGCATTAGACATAGAACGTGCCAAAGCTTTTGTGTATCTAGAAGCAATTCTATCGTAGAGATTATCTTCGATAGCTTCTTCTGTGATTGCAAATGCTAAAGCAATTGTGTCGTGTGTATAACGAGCTGTGTAGGTTTCTTGCGCTTCATCGAAAGAAACACCTGAACCTTCAGCTTTTACTTGTGCGTTAGCGAATCCAGACAACATAACTTCCTCTTCGAAAGCTCTGTCACTTGATTCAGTAGTATAAATTTCAGCGTGCTGATTTTCATACCGTTTGTACTCCAGGCCAAATAGTGCATTTAAACCTGGTTCTAGTTCTTTGACTAGCTGTGCTCTTGATATTGCCATGTTATAATGCTCCTATGTGCTATCAATGATTTCATTTAAGTTCTGAATAACATTAACTGAGCAGTAAGCTGCAGTTAAATCCTCATTCTCAGGATCTTCAGCTAAGCCCAGAAGCTTCCATGAATCATTTGTTGCATGTGTAGATCCGATATCTAGCGTTGCAGACGATTTTCCAGTTGCAGTACTTCCTGCAGTGGTATTGAATCCAAAAGTTTGAAATATTACTTCATGTGCTCCAGCGACAGTTGTTGCTACTGCATCGTCACTTGCACATTGATATATTTGAAACGGATTGTCATAAACAAACGCTTGTATATCTTCACTATTAGCCGGAGTAACTTGCGAGTAGTAATTCTGCCAAGTCGGCTTGATTGTCGTAGCCGCATTGTAGAATACACCTTGCAAAACACCTAACGTTACAGCTGTTGCCGATCCTTGTGCACCTAATATAGATCCAACAGCGCTGTAAACAGCTTCTCCGTTGTATATTGTGGTACCATCATTAGCATCGATCCAGTATTGTCCAAAACCTGCAGTTGCTGGACCTTGTCCAAGCACTCTTGTAGGAATGAGACCGTATCCTTGACTGTTTCTATTAGCCATAGTTTTACTCCTTATGTTTACAGTTTTACCTGTAAACGGTTAATTTAAATCGATGATAGGGAATTGGTTGTTATCCCGAGAATAGTTAAAAAATTAACTTTTCTTTGTACCACCGAAGGTTACACGAGATTGCCTATTTACATCAATAGGCATACTCTTATGCTCTTCCTTCATTAAATCGTGTTCTACCGCTTCAGTCTGACCTTCAGTTTGACGCTGATAGTATTCAGTTCTTTGCTTCGCGATTTCTTCGGGTACCCTTGCGAGCACAAGGCCACCTACCCCAATCACTCCCTTGTATTTTCCTTCAGTGACTACAGGATAATCAGTATCTTTATATTCATCGGCTCTCACCAATTCATAACCGGATCTTAATCTTCCAGAGATATTTTTAGTGTCTTGAAACCCTAAACTCTCTGCCCGTATCCATCTGTGCCTGAATCCATCAGGTGCAGGGGGTGCATCTAGAGAAGATGGAGGAGTCCACACTTTCGGTCTTTCAGTTTTTGACCGTGTTTGACTCGCACGTGAAGTTTTTGTATCGTCTTTTATCATATTATGCTCCTTCCGTGAGTTTTATTTGTTTTGCATACTCTTCGAGTGGCACACCTAATTTTTTAGCTATTGCTACCTGAGAGGATGTGAGTCTCACAGTTTTGCGTCCAGGTCTTACACTTCTCTGAGCTGAAGCAACCAACTGATTGGTCTTGGACGTTTGCTCTACATCACCACCTATAGCAAATTTATGTGGGAAGTCAACTTTTATTCTTTTATTAACTTCAGAATAATAGTCATCCGATTTAGGGTCGAATCCCTCATTTACAAGATCCTTGTGAATTTCAAAGGCGGTAAAGGTCATGGCTCGATCTTTGCCAAACCATGTGTTTTTACTAGCCCAAGCTTCTGCTTGAGGATCAGGTTCCGGTAAACTTTGCGGAGTTTGCTGTGGTAATCTTCCACCGTCTGATAGTTGTACAGGTTCCTGTTCAACTGGTTTATTTGCTTTGGCTTGCTCTAATTTAGCATTATCAAATGCTAATGTTGCAATCCGTTTATTAGCTTCAACTTGAGCTGCTGCATCTCCAGATTCAATAGCGCCTGCTAATTCTTTTTGAGCAGACTCCATTCCTGTTTTTACACTTTTCTCAAACCTAGACCAATAATCAGTGTCCATCTTTTTAAATCGAGACTGATCTTCTTTTCTTTGAGATTCTAAAGCCTGAGCATATTCAACAGCAGCACCTTCTCTACGTTCTGCTTCTCTCATTTTTCTTGTGAGTTTAGCAATACGTGATTGAACACCTTTACTGTATTCCTCTAACTTAGAATCATCTTCTTTAACTGGTTCTTCTTTTACTTCTTCTTCTTTAACTTCTTTAACTTCTTTTACTGTTTCTTCTTCCTTGGTTTCTATTACTTCTTCTTTTACTTCTTCTGGTAAAGTTACATCGACTTCAGGTCCTGAAGTATCTAAATCTACTTTTGGGTTTTCTTGTTTTATTTTATTTTCCTCTGGCATAGTTTCCTTCCTATGGTTAATATTTGTGCAGGATATCCGTTGGATCCTGTACGGTTGCTAGTATTTCATCTTCATTTAAAAGACGAACTTCTCCACCTTCAATTTCTATACGTGATCCTGCATAACGTGCAAAGACCACCCAATCACCAACCGCGCACCACGGACCGTTTGGATATCTCTCTTTATCCCTATAACAAGCGTCTCCCATTGCAAGTACACTTCCACATTGCGATGCAACTTGTTGTCGGTCTATAGTTTCACCTCCTAGTAAGATTCCGCCTTTAGTTTTTTCATCCATTCTAAATGGTAAAACTAGCATTCTCCAACCAGTAGGTTTGGGTAATTTTGTTTTTTCTTTTGTGACTTCTTTTTGTTCTTCTGATCTTTTTAAACCGACTAAATCCTTATTTGGTAAGTGGATTTTTTGTGTTGATGTCGACGACTGTTCCTTCATTTTGCTCCTTATCATTAAGCAGGTTAGAGATTTCCTGTTTAGTTGCCTCTAAGGCATTTATTTGTCCTATTATATACTTGTATGTTTCCATACTGTCAACCCCTCCAGACGTTACCGAGATTGCAAGTGATTCTATTTTTTTGTCTAACGCTCTTTGTAATTTATAAATTACATTTTCTAGATTCATATTAAATCTTTATAATATTCTTCGTAACTTTTATTTGAAACAGGCGCACCTGCTAAATCACTTTTAATGTGTGATCCAATGTATTTTTCCTTTGCAGGATATACAAAATCTTTTTTTGTTTCGCTCAATACTACTTCTTCCTGTTGTTTAACAGGTTTTCTAGAATTACCAATAGTGGGTCTATATCGTGGGTTTACCATTATTTTTTACCCGATGGCTTATCGCCTTTTTTACCGCTCCATTTTTTCACATAAGGAGCAATAGTTGATTCGTATATTTCGGCTTTTGATTTAGGTTTTAATCTTGTAACAACCTTTTTAAAATCGTCAATTACCTCTTTTGTTCCAGTTTTTTTAACTT